AGTATGTTAACCCCCGTTGCTCAAGAAGTTATAGAAGTCTCCTAGTTTTTTGATAAATATTTCTTAATATTAACAACTTGTGTAAGTCAGACTTTCCCATAAAAAATTCACCCCCCCTAAGTTTTTTCTCAAATCAATTTGTTGTAAATCTCAACGATTGGCTTGAGCGAAACGCGCAAAGATTCACGCTCATCAGCACGCCATTGATCAACTGGCTTGCGCGTGAACAAGTCGGTGAATGATCTTTGCAACTTACCCGCATACGTCAGCCAATGCGTGCTTGCGCCAGTGGTGCGTTCGGGGTCGTTCTCCTCTCGGCCCGCTGAACCTGGAGGCGGTAGGATGCCGAGCATCTGCGCTCCGAGCTTGGCCATGTCTGCCGGCCACAAGTCGAGCTCAAGTTGGTCTCGGTTGCGCGCCAAGTGAATTGCCTTGGCCGCCTTGTCAGCGTCGATGCCGAGCGATGCAAGCCATTCGTTGCGGTTACCGCGAACGTGGTCTTTGGCGACCATGAGCATCTGGCCGCAATCTGCCATGCGTAGGACGGCAGCGCGGGCGTTACCCTTGGCCGTTAAGGCTAGGGCGTTGGCTTCCGCGTAAGCGGTGCGGATCTCTGTTTCAATTACCGGCAGCGTTAGCGCCGTGATTTCGTTTGGTTCCATATTTGTTTGTATTAGTTTTGCGGTATGTGTTGCGAGCTTCCTCGCTCTTGAGTGACGTGCTAGGCGGTAGGCCGGTAGTGTCTAAGAAATCCATTGCGATCTTGCTGATCGCCTGCTTGGTGCAGCCCAGCTCTCGCCCTGCTTCCAGCATACTCATGCCAGCGGTTAGCGGATGCCCAAGAGCGAATGCCACTCCCCACAGCGTTTTGCTTCGGCTGTAACCGTGTTCTGCTAGGAAGGAGATCGTTTTGTTCAGCACAACCAAGAGCTTCTCGCTGGCTTCCCGATACGCCGTCATGCGGAAGGCGTGGCCCGCTGTGGGATCGTCGAATGAATAAAAGTCTGGCGTGTAGCTGGCTTCGTCGTATTCCGCCGCGTCGCGTTGGTCGTGCATCGAATACTTTTTGTGCCATATCTTTTTTGTATTGCAAATTAAATCTTGTTTTTTGGCTCTGAATAAAGGGCGCAGTCTGCCGCTCCCACCAAGAAAAACAGTGGCTTTTTTATAGGCGTCCAAACATCCAAGTAAAGCCGCCAGTAAAATTGTTAGGTCATTTCGTCTTCACCCTATCGACAAAGCGCTGCAAAAAAATAATTATTTTTTGCGGGGCCGAGTCCCACATAATAAATTGCCCCAACAAAAAAATAACCCCCCCCTTTAGGGGGGTTTTTTGTGGGTAATTTTTTGTGGATCTCATCGGGTAAAAAAAATACCATTTTTTGTAATTCTTTTTAATTTTTTGTAGTGTCGTTTTTGAGCTTGTCTTTCCATATATTTTTTATGGTTTCTTTGCCGCAAGACAGCTTGAATTTATCCAAGCACTTCTGCCACTTGGAATGATCATCTTCGGGAAAAGATGCGATGAAGGCAATGACTTCTTGAGTCTGGATTTCATTTAATGCTTTCGGTCTTCCAGGCTTTCCCTTCTCCTTCGATGTGTGCTCTTCTGTTGGTAGCGCACATGGTTCCCAATAGAGACCGACTTGGCCGTGCCTTAAACCGATTTGAGTAGTCGAATCACCTATTTCATCCACTACGCCAGCGCGACGGCCACGTTTGGCTAATAGAAGCCGGAACGTGCCATCCTCCCTTGTTGTTTGAAGGACGCAGATAGCCCTTGCCCAGTTTGTGAGTTCGGATGACCCGAGTCCGACATAGGCGAAGTCATTTGTATTCCAATGTGCGCGACTTTTGGAGTCGCCTTGTGGCTTCCCTGTATGGTGACTCCATACCCATGCGAATTTACGCTGAAATGCAATGGGGTTGCATAGTCCGCGCAGGAATGAGCTGGCGACACTCTGTTGGCTTATATCATCGCCGATATAGCTCAAGAGCGGATCGCCAAATACCAAGTCGCAGTCTCCCTTCTTGTCGAGTAGCCTTCCGACAACGTCGATGAAGTCAGCGCCGGTCTGCGAAGTGACACGCGCAAATGTGATGTTCTCTGTTAGCAATTTTGCTGCTTGCGCTTGTGGCATATTGGCATTTGCGACGACATAGGACATGACGCCCTGAACGATCTCTGCCATGTCTCCTGTGTCATTCTCGGCTTGGATGAATAGGCTCTTGAGTTGCCGCTTTGGCTTAATACCAAAGAACGGTAGCCCTAATGCCCAGAACATCGATGCCTGCACCGTCAACGATGATTTACCTACGCCTGACTGCCCGACGATGAGCAACTGACCGCCTTGGCATACCCACCGATCTCCGAGAAGCGTCGTGTTGTCCTCCTTTGGGACGAATTGGAACAGCTCCTCGAATGAGTGCATCTCCACTCCGACCATCGATGGATCGGTTGCGTTCTTAATTGCTGAAACGATTGTTTTTTTGTTTGTGTCTTTTGCTTCTACCCAATCATTTGCGTCCTTGAAATTTGATGGAGTTCTGACCCGAAGAATCGTTTTGCATGATGAAATAGCATCCTGCATCCAGATTTCGGATGGTATTTTGCCATCCTTTTTCGGTTCGTCATTTTGCGGGAAAGCATAGACCTGTCGGTCTTGAGAAAATTGTGCGATGCACTTTCCGTTGCTTGCCCCGCGAGATGCTACCCATAAAACGCTACTCCAGTCGTCACCGAGCTTATCGGCAATCGCTAGCAAGTCCCATTGAGACTCAAAAAAGTAGACGTTCTTGGAGTTTTGATCTCCAAATACAAGTGGAACATTTTGTGTTCCCTTTGGCTCAAATCTCCATGCGCCGTTATCGCAACGGACGTGAGCACCATCACCAGATTTAAATGCCGGTTGATCTCCAGCTGCGCCAAGGATGTCGTGGTCGTGAGCGGTCTTCATTATATTGAAAGATAAGCTCCTCTGTTCCGATAATGATCTCAGGAAGTCATCCGTTGCTGCCGCTTTGTATTTACTCCAGTCGGATGCTGTCGGAGTGCTCGTCTTTAACTTGAACCGCGCAGGTTCTGGTCGCTTCTCGTGGTTCGGCATTCCTGCAAGTTCAGCGTAAGCCAACATGGCATCATGGTTGCTTTTGTTTTCCAGCTTGGCTAGGAAATCAATCTCATCGCCACCTTCGCCTGTGCCGTGGTCTTTCCAACGCCAACGACCGTTGGCATTGTATATTCCGAAGGATGCGGTTTTTTCATCGCGGAATGGTGATTTTGCTTTTGATTTCGCGTGATCTCCTAGGCCAAGTTTTGCCATGAGATCAGGTAATGGCAGACGTTGCCGGGCTTCTTCAATGTTCATTTCAGCCCCCCGTCAAGATACCACCAACCTTGGTCGTCTTTGTGTAGTTTACCCTGCATTGCCATGTGATCAAGCACATGGTCTGCTAGTTTTTTGGCTGCCTGCCAATAAGCAGGATGAGCGCCGTAAGGCAATAATTGCTGTGCTATGTCGAGCCTATCGATTGCGCCGCGTCTGCGCGATGAATTGAAGGCCCGAATGACATACTCTTCAAGAGCATGATCGGGAAGTTCCGTTTGCATAATGTAAAAAAATCCCTTCGTGCTTGTCGGATGAAAAATTGGCCCATGCAAAGGCTACGACGCGCACGAAGGGAAAATGGATTTTGTTGGTGTTTGGGTTGCATGAATTGAAAGGCTTTTTCACGGCCTAGGTTTAAATATATTTACTTGACTCTGTTTGTCAAATATCTTTGCAAAGTCTCCTCGGCCTCATCTTCTATCCACCGCGTTGCCTGCGTTACTACCTCAACCCAAGTGCCGTCGATCTGGACTTCCCAGTCCCATCTATAGCAGTCGTCTTGATGATTTGGCCAGCACCGGAGCGGATAGCCGCGCCAATTCATTTTGTCATTCATCTTGTCCGGAGAGAAATTGGCGGAGTGCCTTGTTTTCTTTTATGAGTCGATCATTCTCCTCTGTGAGCGACTCGATGCGAATGTTTAATAACTCAACAAGCAATTCAAGATCAGCCATCTGTTCTTTAACTAGTCTTGTTAGGTTTAGTAGCTTTTTGATGCCGTCGAACATAGTCTTCTATTCTTTCTAGGTGGTTTTCAGCGAGTGCTCTCCCCTCCGGTGAGTCGTCGTATGTATGCTGGTAGACCGGTAGCGGGTCGCCACGTTCCAACCTTAGCCCAATGGGGCATTCATTCATACAAATAACCAGCCGGAGAGAGAGAGATCCGTTCATCTATTAAAACGGGATATCGTCGGTTTCGTCGGCGGGTTGTGCAACGAATCCGTTGCTTTTGGCTACGATGTGTTTGTCTTGCTTGGCTGCTGGCTTGCGCCGGTTGCCAAGCCACTTGGCTTTTTCGTCACCGAATAACCAGCGTTCGACGCAGTTGAACTGGTGGTCTGGGTTTGTTTGTCCTGGCTCAACTCCGACAAGGCAGACTCCCTTTTCACCGATCAGGTCTTCCGCTTCAACGCTCACGTCTTCGCCTGGCACTACGGCCCTACCGATGCTGGACAGCACTTGGTCTACTTTCCACGCCGCCTTGGGGGTGAAGGTGAGATGTTCCCACATCTTCGGCCCTTCCACGCCGCCTTCAAGGATGACGGCGACATCGAGCTTGATGGTCGGGTTTCCGGCTTGGGAAGTCTTCTCGACCGCTTTCACGATCTCGACTTCGTATGTTCCAGGCTCGACGTAGTAGACGGCCGCTTGCTTGGGTTCGCTTGCTTTGTATGTTGGCATATTTGTATTTTCTATTGTTGTTTGTTGGTCAGCGTTTTTTAGGATGCGCTGCCCCCTTTTGCCCCTGCCGCCGGATCTTTCCAGCAAGGCGAGGAAATTATTTGATTTTGGTCTGTCTGAGTTGAGTCGTCGGTGATCCCGCCTTGATTGCCGTTGTATCTGGCTCCACGCCGTTATTGGCGCAAAACTCAGTATAACTCTTCTCTGACATCTTACCGCCCATTGCTAGGATCAATGTCTCTTTCGTGATACCTTCTGACGCTTTAATGATAGCATCAGCCTCCACAAACCTCCGTCCGCTTACGCTCGTCAACTTCCATCCGGCAACCTCGTCCCCGCTTTCGAGACGCGTTTTGAGGTGACCGAGCAAAGGCTCGGCGATCTCCTTTTCGGCTAACTTCCATTCGCGAATGAAAGACCCTAGCGACTCCGGCGTTGCAAGGATGCGATCCTTTATCGCCTCGATGCTGTTACCGGTTGCTTCGGGAATGAGAGCGATGGCGCTCTCAGCCTGCCGCACGATGGCATGGCAGTTGTTAAAATGCTTACACCATGAACAATACTCCGAAGGCGTCGGCTTCGCCTCCGCGCTTGTTGCGCGGTCGATTGTGCGCTGAGTGATCTGCTTGGCTTCCTCGTATGTGAAGTCATACGAGCGGATCATGCTTTGATCAACATATATCACGTGTGCAGTCCAAGACGTGTCGAAGTTATCTTCCATACACGCCAATGCGTAGGCCGCGAGTTGCTCGCGGTAGTTCCGCACTTGGCCTGTCTTGATATCCGCGACCCATTTTTGCTCTTTGCAAACTGCGTCCGCCGTGCCGAGTTTTGATAGCCCAGGAACTGCCATCGCCAAGTATTCTTCTCGCGTCTCGATGAACGAATGCCTCGCGAGTCGCTTGAGTTGTTTAACCCCGAAGTCGATGGGCGAGAAGTCAAACCCGACGACATCTGCCATAGGCTCAAGCTCGCCCCCTGCTATCAAGTTTCGGATCGCAATATCTATTGCCGTGCCGCGCTCCGCTGCCGCACTCGTGCCGCTTGCGCCTTCAAATAAGGCGCACTCGGCGAGTTTGGGCAGCGTGCTAGGTGATATTTCTTTACTCATTTTATTTCAATTCCTTAAGGTATAAGTTCCGTTGCAAATAATGGGTAGTATTTGTCACGAGTTCGCCTTCCTCCACTCGACCGCAGTATTGACGAATTGATCGACCCGAAGAGCAACACGCTCCAGATACTCCGGAGCGCAGTCGCGCCAAGTCTGCTCAGATGTTAGGACGCCGCGACCAATTAGGAACTGGTTAACAGCGCCTTCATGTTCTGCGAGTCGTGCTTGCCATCCGACCATTTCGTCGGCTTCAACGATATGATCGGGCTGTTTAGTTGCAACAGCTTCGAACAGATGAGCGACCGATGCCCATTCGAGCGGGAGTTCTTCCGCAAGGCCGCTGCGCGTCTTTGCGTCGTAGGCTGCGGAGTGGGTGGTTAGGATGATGCGCTCTTTACCGCCTATGCCTTTTCCTTTGCCTGTCTCGCTTGTGCTTACCTTGGTTTTGAAACGCAAGAACCAAAGTTCATCCGCGAACTCCTTGAGTAGTGGCGAGCTTTGCTTGCTCAACTTCAACTCGTAGCGGTCGTATGCTGCCAAGGCGTCTGGAGCTTCAAAGCGCACGATCTTGCTGTGAGCGATAAGAACGACGTTCTTTCCGGCGTCAATCAACTGATCGACAGATGACAGGAACCGGCTCATGCGCTCTGCGACCATCACCCACCCCTTACCAAATCCGAAGTCTTCGATGCTTGTCTTTTTGGTCGAAGCTAGTAGGTCTTCAACGCACAGGCGTTCTGCCCAGTCTGCCGAGTCTATTACGATGGTTTTGTAATCGGTCGCCTTGGCTTCCGTTAACGCATCGGTTAATTGCTTCCAGTTGCTGATCTCGCAGCGATCCACGTCCAGGTGGCTAGTGCCGCCCTCGATGTCCAAGAACAGCGGCATTGGGAACTTGGCCGCGAATGTTGATTTGCCTACGGACTCAACTCCGTAGAGTACTACGCGCTGGGCGCGTTGTTGTTTTCCTTTTGTTATTTTCATTTTCTATTTTCCTTTGTTGTTTGTTGTTTTACTGCGGTGATTGGTTTCTTTTGTAATCTTGCCAATGGCGATTATTTTTGTGTAATTCTTCTGCATCTGCGACTTGCTTCTCCCAATTTAATGGCAATGGATGTTTAGATTTGCGTAGAGGATTAACTTGATTAATATAAGAGTCATATATTTCCATAGATTGCAATTTAGCTTTGCTGTAAAGATTCTCTAGGGCTTCAGTATCTTCTTTATACATTTTAGCATTATACTTATATCCATAAATTTTCCAGTAACTCTTAACTGTCGCATTAATTAAAACATCGTCATACCAATCTTGATAACTGTTACAAGATTGTGTTTTATTTTTTGATCGGCTACCAATATTAATAATTTCTTTATCGGCCTCTTCAATATCAATCCCGTTTTCTTTGTCATAAAAATTCCCATGAATTCCTAAGAATACCCACGGATAATCATATTCGTCCATTTCCATTGCTTCGCCAATAATCTCAAGTTCTATTAGGTCTTTAGATAATTTACCTGCAGCAAAAGGCTTAATCCATCGCTCAACCTTCTTTGCCAGATGCGAATAACAATCTTCCTCAAATAGACTCACATCTGATGGAATTTGATATTTTTGTCTAAGTTTTAGTTGTGCTGATTGATATCCTTCATGTCCGTCATAATCAGCTTTAGAAAGCATATCTTGGCATTCTAATAAGCGATGCAACCTGTCCTTAATCTCTGCAGCGGCGAGTTCAACTTCAGTCTTTGTAAGCTCTCTATTATTCTTATCGGCTTCGGTTTGGGTGTCCATAATTTTAATGATTCTCCTTTATTTAATGTTTTCTGTTTTTGGTTTTCTATTTCTGTTTCTTTTATTTCACTTGGGCATTCTCTGCTGGTTGTTGTTATTACTGATCCATCTAAACTAAATATCTCTTTATCGTAAATACTACCATGCAATAGTCCGTTTCCTGCAAGATCGAGCACCGTGCAATATTCTTTTTTAGGCGATGGCCTAAGTCCTCTTCCTGTCATTTGACGCCACAAGCACCGGCTATATGTAAAGCGATTTAAAACTATCATATCGATTCCAGGTATATCATTCCCCTCTGTGAAAATGGTATGATTTAAAAGAACCTTAACGTCTCCAGATTTAAATTGTAGAACGGATTCATTCCTATCATCCATCTTCATATTTGAAGTGACTATTGCAGAAGATATATTTCTTTTAGTCAATTCATCCATCATTTTATATGCTTCTTTTATGCTATGTGAATAGACCAATGCTTTTGTAAAGTTATGTTGAGACATTGCAAGAGCCGCAGCTCTTGATTCCCATTCTGATTGAGTCTCTGAAGCGGGAACAAGCACCTTAGCTGCGCACAACCATCTGTCTTGAGTTAAGGTATATATATCTGGGCCAGAGATTATCTTGCTAAATCCACAACTGCCAAGACCTATCCCATCTCCGCGATATGGAGTAGCGGTCAAGCATATTACTATTGCATTTGGGTTTTCATTTATTATTCTTTGATAGCTGTTAGCTGCTACATGATGCCCCTCATCCACAATTATTGATGCAAATCCGTGAATATCGTTGCGCGATTGCGACATAATTAGAGTTATGTCCGAATTATGCTTTTGAACCTGCTCGGCTAATTCGACCCTGTGCGTTATCCATGCAATCGGTTTTGGTAATATTGGTATTATACCCTCTATCGCTAAGATAGTTTTACCCGATCCTGTTGGACAGGAAATAACTATTTTGGAATGATCATTTAAAGAGTCTATTAACTCCTTAACAACCGCGTTTTGATAGTCTCTTAACATTTTATAGTTTAGCAGAGGACTACTACAGGATACGGCATTGGTTCGACCTCCTCCTCAACTTGTCTGCGTAGATATTCTGGATGATCCTCTTCTTGATCCCTGGAAAGTATGTATTCCTGTTCCGTTTTTGCAATCCAGATGACTTTACGAACTCCGATGTTATGGAGATAATTGAGTTCTCCCCTATCCCAATCTACAAGGGCCACGAGCGTATCCGGGCTTTGGTCTTTGATTGCTTCCATCAAACGCCCTACCGTAAGTTGTTCGGATATCTGCACTGTATATGTTTCAGGTGTGTCTTCAAATTCAGTTGCTAGTTTATTTTTCATTTTATTTTTTGTTGTGCTGCGTAAACGGCCACAGCAAGTGCCGCCCAAGTGTGCGACTTAATTCCATAAGTCGGCCCTGGGGTTTTCTTTGTTCCCTGCGGCCCGATGAGATCGAGCAAAGCTTGGCGCACGTTGGCGTCTTTTGCTCGCATCGTTCCACAGAGAAAAAGTTTAATGTCTTTGCGAAAGATAAGTTCCACGTCCACCCGTGCAACTTCGATGAAGCGCCCGATCCAGACGCACGTTTCAAATGTGCTGGAGCCTACCGCCATGCCGTAAGATGCTATCATCTCGCAAGCGCACCTAGTATATTCGCGACCGATAAGAATCTGTCGGATCTCGGCATTGGGAAGGTGGCCGTGGTCAACAATCTTTTGCTGGTCGTATTGCACGAACGCGCTGTGCGTCGTTCCTGGATCGAGTGAGAGTATCATTTTTTAGTGCCTTTGTTTTGATTTTGTCGGCTGGCAGGGCGAGAACGTCGCAGATGCCTTGAAATGCTTTTGATCGGATGAAGTGAATTGCCGAGTTGCGATCTAGTTCCTGCTCTTCGTTCAGCTGCTTGCTTAAGAAAACCTTCTCGCTTTGAAGGTCGGCAACGGTCTGCTGGATCATCCCGCACAGAAGTGCGCGGGTGAATTGGCATTCCGCATCATGTAGTTCTTCGGAGGTCACTAGCGGCGCTCCCTGCGGGTTTGGCGGTTCATCCACCAGCGGCGAGTCTGCTCTGACTCGCAGGTGGCTTTAATGTTGCCGATTAGGTATCCGGCTATGAATGCACAAGTTGTGCAGGTGGCGAATAGGGCGAGAAATGTGATTGGTTCCATATATTTAGTTAGTGTTAGATTGCTTTGAAG